CAGCGGCATCACGCTGGTGCGGATATCTGTGCCCGTGGTGTCGATCGGCATGCCGCCGCCGGGCGGAATGCGAAACTGGTTGGTGAGCTGCTTCGCCAGTGACTTGAGGTAGAGAAAACCCGGGAAGTTGGCGAACATGCCAGCATCGATCATCAGGCGCCATGCCGCGGTGACCGCCTTCGTCGCGTTGCCGAGGATGTTCAGCAATCCAATGCCATAGAAGCCCAGGCCAGGAATGAACGTGTAGGCAATGATGCGGTTGCGCGCGAGGCAAAACGGATCTTCCTCGTCCCAGTTGCGCCGGATCTCCAGAATGCGCCGGCTCTCCTTGTCGATCACCACCTTGTACGGCAGCGGCAGACCGGTCTCGATCACCTCGCCGGTCTCGTCGTCCGTGATGGTGTGCTCAAACCCCGGCACCTCGATCTCGCAGTAACACTCGTACAGTTCGCGATCGGCGTCCTCGGGCTCGATGTAGGTTTGCGGCGCGATGCCCTGAACCTGATCAATCTTGGTGTCGACCACATTCTTCTGCTGCGGGATCGAATACGCCGTCAGGTGGATATCGCGATACGCCCCGACCAGCTGCATCCGCCGCATCATGCTCGGCCGCATCATGATCCGATGCGTCACCCGGCCGGCACCCTCGATGTTGGTCGCCGCGTTGCTGACGATCAGATCCTTGGCGTCGATCGACAGGATTACTGGCCGCCGCTTGATCGGGTCGTGATAGCCCTTTTTGAAGGAAATGCCGCTGAAGCCCAGCATCAGCAGCATGCGGTCGGTGTCCTGAAAATACTCGGTCGCGACCTTGGTCAGGTAGTGATTGAGATCCTTCTGCAGTTCGTCGGCCAGCATTGAGGACAGTTCGTTGCCCTCGCCGTCATTGCGCACCTTCACCGGACCGTCGCTCGGTAGCATTTCCCCTAGTGCGTTGGCCTGAAAGCGCAGCGCCGCCTCCAGCAGCATCGGATGGTCGACCGTCGACGTGCCTTCCTGCGGTGTGCCGCCGGTCGCGGCCGAGCCGCGCGGCTGCTTGATCTGCAGTCCGAGCAACGAAATGCCGTTGCTCATGTTCTCCATCCACTCGTGACGGGACTGGATGTCCTGGTCGATACCGAGCATGAGCTTCTCGGCGATCGTGGAAAGGTGCTCGTCCTTCAAGGCCTCGGCAAGATTCTCGCCGAAGTCGCCTTCCCGGATGGTCTCGTTCGGCGGCCCAAACTTAACCTCGACGTCGCCATCGTCCAGCTGAGTCTGCGTGGTATCGGTCGCTTCGTCGTAGCCATCGTCTTCGTTGATGGTGATGACGATGTCACCGAGCAGATCATCATCTAGCGACATCAGTCATTGTCCTCAAATAGCCGGCAACAGAAGTCTGGCGAAGTGAGCACTCCCGACACCTTGCCCCACACATCACCGTTTTCCGCGCAGGCTCTGAATATCGGATCAGGGTGCAGGCACTCACGCCAGTCAGGAACACCAGTGTGCTCTATCTCTTTTCCCCACCAAATACACTGAGAGCACTTACCGCCCTGCATCACTCTTCCTCGTCAGTCGCGTCGGTTATTCGCTTAAAGCCGAAGCGGTTCTTGAGGTGCAAATTGTAGTAGCTGCCCTTCGACTCGGCCGCCAGGAAGTCATCGTAGATCACTTTCGGCACGTCGAAGTGCCGATACTGACCACCACCCTTAAACCGCACATCAAAGCTGCGGGTCTCTGGATCGTAGTCGCTGATCTCTCGAACGTTAATTGAAGTGACTTTTGTCCAGCGCACTGGCCTCTCCCACCGCTTGCTGCTGCAACGCCGCATTCACTTGCTGCATCAGATCCTGGAAAACTTCAACGATGTCGTCGAAGTCGCCGCCTTCAGCCACCCTCTTGGCCGACACGGCAAAGCCCAGGCCTTGCGGTTCGGGATACTTGCTGTAGACCAGCACCGCCCCGCTCGGCTCATCGGCCTCGATGAAGTACCCATCGGGCAGCGGATGAAGCGCGGCCGTGATCGTATTGAGAGCTGCCTGCAGTTCGGGAGCCATGGCCTACTCCTCGTCACCCGAAGAAGTATTCGCCGAAGTGCTTGTTGCATAACTGCTCGCCGAGCAGCGTTTCGATCGTGGCCGGCGCATCGCACCCTTCGGCCTCGCAGTTTCCCAGCTTCACAGGCTGTTTGCCATAGGTGACGACCATCGTCGTGCCGACAGGATGACCCTCCACATAGAGGATCTCTTCATCGACCTTGGCCCTTCTTTGACGGCCGTCGTCCTCGCGGAAGCGCATCTAAATCATCCTTCAGCGGATAACCAAACACCTTGTCCCAGTCGTGCTCGATGCGATCGATGACGTTCTTGTGCATCTTCCAGTCGCCGATGCCGACATAAACAAGATCGCCAGCCGCATCGTATCCAGCTGGCGCACCATATTCCTTTCCCGGCAATGTGTCAGGCCAATCCAAGTCGTGCCGACCGCTCGTCACCCAGCCATCCCAGGCGGCGGCCGCCAGATGCGGCTCTGGTTCTGCGGCGTGGTGAACACCTGCATCAGACGATACTGCGTCAGCGCGCAGCCGAGATGGAGATCGCCGAGGCGTAAGCCGCCCCAGGACGGCAGCACACCGCCATTGGCGTCGATCATGATGATGCCGATGGTGTTGACCCGCCCAGCCTTCGCCGCAGCCAGCGCGTGCTCAAGGCACACGATGACCGGATCCTGCGCTTGCTGGAGCGGACCCGAAATTTCGATCGCGTCAGTGCCGTTGCCACTCATCTCATACCCTCTTCGTATAAAACCTGTGCGAGCCGGACTGCCTCGCGATCTCGCCGCGGATGCGGGACAGTCCTTTATCGGAGGTGTTCTGTTCATAACGCGCTTCACAAGCAGCGCGTTCAGTCGCCGTCATGTCATCCCAGGCTCGCCATAAACCACGATGCCACCGGCGACCAGCTAAAGGAAAGCGAGGGAACCGCCGTCTACTCGTCCTCGCCTCGGTGATGAACATCAGCCGGTCCAGCATCTTCAATTGCCGACTGCGGAAAGACCGCAACAACGCCGGGAACTTTCCACGCCTGGGTCTCGGCATCTACTGCCGAGAACGCCCGAACGTCAACGAAGGCTTCGGTTTTACGCATAACACGAACCCGCCAGCTTGTCGGCCTTCTCGGCATTTTCTCACCATTGAAGACGCGCGCTGCGATCTTCTGGTTCTCAAAGCGCTGTGCCAGCATGACGTTGGCTTGCGCCGCCTTCATCGCGCGGAGGAAGGCCCAGAGCATCTCATCATCACTCATGCTTTCGGCGCGGCCCGATGCGCGTCGAGCGCATCCACCGCGACTTGAGCAAAGGCACCCGCAGCCGCTGGCACCAAAGCCGCTGGCACCGAACCGGCAAACATCGTCGGTATGCCGGTGAAGCCAGTGCCAGGAAGCCCGTCCAGCATGATCTCATGAATCTTCACCACCAGCGCATTAGCGACAGCGCTGTAGTCCGAATGATCAGTCATCTTCTTGTTGCTCCAGGTACGAGGAAATCCAACGCTGCTTGGTGATCTCCAAGCGACCAATCCAGTCGCCAAAAGCCCGAGCAGGGGTCCAGTGGCTATACCACGCCCCATCCGCCTTCCTGGCCAGAATCAAGATCCCATCAAACTGACCGTCTTCCGCAAGCCTGAGCGCGGCAGACAATGCTCCGCAGACATGCTTCATTCGCTCTTCAGAAGCAGTCGGCTTGGCTAGCTTCACGACTGTATCGTTCATCCCGCTACTCCCTGTGTCGCGCCGCCAAAAACAGTCGGACGCATAACATGCATTGTCCTTTGAAGTCGCGAACCGCGGCCTGCCACACCGCGGACAAGACACCACCGTCATCCCGCTACTCCGTACTGTGCTGCGACCGTGTCGGTCGGCGGTCCCTTATAGCGCTGATCCTCTTCAACCGCCGCTGTCATTTCCTCGGCCAGCGGCAACATTGGCCTAACCCAATTCAGAAATTGTGTCACGGTGTCGTGCAGGTCGTCGTTCTCGCCCTTCGGAAACACCCGCACATTGTCCAGCACCATATCCGACCATTTCGTTTCCGGCGCATAAACCGCGCCGTCAGTAAACAGCGGCACAATCGCATGCGTGCGCGAGACCTTGTCGGTCGCCGGATCAACCATCTGGATGCCCCAATTCTCGCGTTCATATTGCCGGATCAGTTCGTTGGCAACGTCGTGACCGCGGGTCTTGTTCTCGATCAGGAGCCGCTGCACGCCGTAGCGCGCACAGGTGTCGGCAATCAGCTCCACCAAACCCCACGCTTGCTTGCGCCGCTCCTTGAAGTCCAGGTCAGCCTCGCCCTTGTTCTGCACCACAACGTTGCCATGCAGCGGCAGACGCTTCTGCCAACCGTACATCAGGATGGCACGCCGGTTGCCAGCGCGATCGTTGAAGACACCCCACACCGTCATGGCACTGAAATTGTGCTCGTCTTTCTCGCCGTAAGCAGTGTCGAGGCTGGCGGCAATCAAATCACACTTCGGAAATTCCATCCTTCCGGGCTTCCACTCGAGCCCGTACTTGTTGGCCTCCGCATTGTCCCACAGCTTCCACCAGTCGCGATTGATGATCTCGCCGCCCCTGGGCACCGGATCCTGCTGGAAACGGCCGGAGTACATGTACGGGCCCAGGCGGCGCCGGATCCGGTCCAGCTCCTTCGTCCCAAACCGCTCGGGCCACATCAGCTGACCGTCATGCTTCTCTTCGACAGCCGTCACCGCGCGCGGATCAGTCCAGGGCGGATCGTCGTCGTCGTACCACGGCATTTTCACCGTCCAGTAGCGGCGGCGCTCGTCGAATTCCATCGGGATCATCAGATGGACCCAATCCTCCTCGCCCTCATCGATCGCCTTGGTAATCAGGCCGCTCATGTCGTTCTGGCGCAGCCGCTGCATCACCACCACAATCGCCGTCTGCTTCGGGTCATTAAGGCGCGTGGTCGACAGCTCCTGCCACCAGCTCGCCACCAGCCGGAAGTCGGCATCGGTCTCGACCTTCTTCTCGGTCTCGACATTGTGCGGATCATCGACGCAGATCACGTCGCCGCCGACGCCCATCAGGCCGCCATGCACAGACGTCGCCAACCTGCTGCCGCCAGCGGTGTTGTCGAACTGGCTCTTGGCGTTCTGATCAAGCCGCAGATAGAAGCGGTCGCCCCAGTGCCGCTGATAGAACGGGCTGAGCAATAACCGGCGCGTCTTGTTTGAGAATTCTAGCGAGCGCGGCGCATTGTAGCTGCCGCTTAAGAACTTGACCTGCGGACCGCTCAGGAAGGTGATCTCACTGCGCGCCCAGATCCAGGCGTTCCACGCGATCGAGGTCGTCGTTGACTTGCCGCACCGCGGCGAGATGTTGATCAGCAGCCGCGAGATGTCGCCCAGCGTCACCGCTTGCAAGTGATCGCACATCGCATCGATCGCCCAGTTTTCCGAAAAGGGCGCGCTATCGATCTGCGGCCACGCCGCGCGCAGGAAAAGCCCAAAATCGTTCTCGTAGTCATCAGTATCGAGCAGATGGTCGTGGTGCCGCATCTTCCTGTCCAGGCCAGCCAGGATCTGGGCCGCCTCAGCGTTGATGCCTTCCATGCTCATTGCAGCACATAAAATCCGTAGACCACCATCACTACCGTACCCGCGAAAAGGATGACAAAGCCGATCGCAGCGGCGTCTAACAGCGTTCTGTTCATTGCGACTTTTTCTGTTTGAAGAAAGCCCGGTGTGAATTATTCCCAGTCACCGCAACCAATTCCCAGCCCTTCTTCCCCAGCCG